TCAGACCTTTGCGGCCCGTCGGACGGGCTATCCCGATGACCGTATGGAGGCCAGCGCCGCCGCCGAGTATGTCAGGCAAATTTGCAGTGTCGACAGTCGCCGCGACCTCAACACGGACCCCCGCGCCAACCACGCCTTTCAGTGCCTACGCACCGAGTTCGACGCCTGGGCCGGGCGCATCCCCACCCCACGCTAATAGAAGGAACCCCACTGTGATGACCGCCCGCAAAACACCGCCAAGAGAAGCTGCCCAGGAATATGATCCCTACGCGATCCGCGAGTTCTCGCAGCTCATGCAGCTGCCTGATGGCGGCGATTTCCTAAGGCAGTTCCAGATCGACCATAACGAGCTGATGGAACAGCTCCGCGATCATGTTGACGAGTTCGGCATCGCAGCAAGGGGCAGCTTCCAAATCAATTTCAGCTACGCACTAGGAACAGGCTCAGATCTGGCAATCGAAGCCAAGGCCAGCTTCACGCCACCCAAGAAGCCATCGAGCAAAGGGGCGGCCTATCTCGGCGATCAGGGCGAAATGACGCTCTACAGCCCGATGATGAAGAAGATGCATGCAGGCGTTCGCGACGTGACACCACATGACCCGGATACCGGCGAAGTCCGCGACATCTGACCCCAAGCAACCCACCCACTTTCAAAGGAACAGCAATGACCCCTCTCGAAGCCAACGAACTCAAAAACACGGCCCAAACTGTTGCAGACCTCATGACAACCCTTGGGGCACACGAGACAATCACGCCCGCGCCAGAAGCCATTGATTTCAGCAAGGCGCACATCATCACCCTGCCTGACGGACGCAAAGTGTCAGATCTGTCAGAGCACCACCGGAAGGCTGCCGAGTATCTAAAACCGGCCCGCCGCACGGGGCATGCGCGACCGAAAACGCTGCAAAGCCTGATCGACTGGTCCAACCGCTTCAAAGGCGACACGTCGGTCCTGTATGCAAACCCCGACATGGTCTCGCCAACCATCACCTGCATCGCAGACTATCATGCTGAGGGCGCGTCAACGGTAACCGACATCACAGGCGATCCAACGGCCCGTCACTGTTCTCATCGGGCGACCTATGCGTTCCCTCTTTCAAACGAGTGGAAAGCATGGATGGCAGTAGCCCAGACAGAACTCGACAAAGATGAAATGGGCGAGTTCATCGAAAAACAAGCCCTTGATGTGATGGACCCGACGCCTGCCATCATCGCAGGCGAAGTCCTTGACAGCAATGAGGCTTGGGAAAACCGCCTAATCGAGACCGCACAACGTCTTGAAGGAAAATACGGGCAGCTGTCCGAACTTCTGGACATGTCGAAACACTTTGAAGTGCACGAAACCAGCAACCTCAAATTGGTTACCAACCGGGATACTGGCGAAAAAGAAATCCAGTTCTTGAATGAACACAGCGCCCCTGACGGGCAGCCTCTGCGCATTCCAAACCTCATCACCATCGCGATCCCGGTGTTCCTGAACGGGGCCCCCTACCGCATGACCGTTCGCTTTCGCTACCGCAAGTCTGGCCAGACGCTGAAATTCAGCCTGTCGATCTACAACTGGGAGCGCGTTTTCGAAGCGGCATTCGAAGAAGCGACAGCCAACGCCCAACAGGAAACCGGCCTCCCGCTTTTCCTTGGCGAACCCGAAGGCTGATATCGCTGATTTCTCTTTCTGGCCCCTCTCACCGAGGGGCCATCGACGGAAACCAGAGGACCGACAGATGAAAGACGGAGTTATCACCGCAAAGGCCGCAACACGATTGAGCCGGGACGCCAAAGCAAAACGCCTGGTCATTCTTGCGGTCGACGATGATGGGAATTGGACCTATGCGACCGCAGGCAAGCCCGGCGGCGACGATGAAGCTATCGCCAAATGGGCCCTTCGGCGCGCACCGGATGTGATCGCCGACATGGCAGACGCCACCCGCACCGCTCCAACAATCGAACATTTTCGGGAAGCCCTCACCCCGTCCGGAGAAACCAAGGCCGAGTACATAGGCGAGTTCAGCATGTCATTTCCTGAATTTGATGATGATGGGGATGAGGTAACGCGCACCATCAACGTCCCATGGGTCACGATCAAAGAGATCATGAACGCAATAACGGCGCGCGCAAATCGCCTCGCAGGCCACCACCCTGACAGCGAAACCCAACCATGATCGAGACGTTTTCCGACAAGAAAGGGCAGGCTCTGTCCAACAAGCAAGCGAAAGACAAGGTCCGGCTCCGGCACTCCACAACGGGCGAGCTTCTGCACATGTCCGGTGAAGGGCTGACGAAATCCAGCACATATGCCTGGTTGGGATTTCGCCACCAAGCCGAAGAACTGCAAAGGCGCGCAAAGCGCCAGGGCAAGGGGTGGCCATTTCAGCCCATCCATAGAGACCTGATTGAGGACTGCCTGCAAGCCAATCAGCCCGATCTGGATGCCGATAGCACACCCTCGCTTTCTTGAAATGTACAGAAAGCGGCCATTTCAAAAATCCGCACCGCTCGAAAGGAGATACCCATGAGCAAAGACGAAGAGACCATTGAGGCCGAAATCCAAGAGAAAGGCCTGACCGCCAAGCGCATCACGCCAGAGGATCTGGACGCCGAGATCGTGGCCGAAGATTACCACGTGTTCCCCGGTTCCTGTCTGACGGTCTGCTGCCTGACGCTTCGCAACGGCTTCACCGTTACCGGCGAAAGCGCCTGCGCCAGCCCGGAAAACTTCAACGCTGAACTTGGCCAGAAGATCGCACGCGCCAACGCTCGCGAAAAGCTATGGCCGCTGCTCGGCTTCCGCCTGTGCGACCAGCTGGCCGCATAACCAAACGGGCCGGGTTTTGCCCGGTCCAAAATCCCCGGAGGTCGAAATGGCAAAAGTTTTGATTGGCTGCGAGACAAGCGGAATTGTCAGAGAGGCATTCCTTGCTCTTGGTCACGACGCTTGGTCGTGCGACCTCCTGCCATCCGACACTCCAACCAATCGCCACATCCAGGGCGACGTTCGCGAGGTGATGCTGGAGGACTGGGATCTGATGGTAGTGATGCACCCGCCCTGCACCCGGCTCTGCAACAGCGGCGTCCGCTGGCTGTCGAAGGCGCCGCCGGGCCGCACACTGGACGATATGTGGCGCGAGCTGGACGAAGGCGCGGCGCTCTTTTCATCCTGCTGGAACGTGCCTCACATCCCGTGCGTGGCCATTGAAAACCCTGTAATGCACCGTCATGCCAAGGCGCGGATCGAGAACTACCAACCGCCAGCCCAAACCGTGCAGCCGTGGCAGTTTGGCAGCGATCCCGACGGCCCCGACAATGAAAAGAAACGGACCTGCCTTTGGCTTCGCGGCCTGCCCCAACTGAACCACACCGGCCAGCTGGATGGCAGCACTGCGCGGGACAGCGTGCACAAGGCCAGCCCCGGCGCAGATCGCTGGAAGATCCGCAGCAAGTTTTTTCCAGGCATCGCCGCTGCGATGGCCGATCAATGGGGTGCTGCAGCGCAGGCCCGCCATGCGGCTGCAGCCGCTTAATCCAGAAACCGCCGAACAACGGATAATCCCCATGCAAGTTTTAAAGGAAACCCGAATGAACACAGAAATGCAGACCATCGGTGGCGCGATCCTGCTGCAAACCGCGATCCGGTACGCCGCCTATATCGCAATCGCTTGGATTGCCCTGACGTTCATCGACGGTTGGGTGATGACATATCTCGCGCAGTCCAACTGACCCCACCAGGAGAACCACATGACTGAACATCCCGAAGGACCGGAGTCCGAAGCCATTGAGGCGCTGCGCCTCAAACTGCTCCCCCTGCTGACAGAAGCCATGAACGATGGAATGCCAGCCGGTGATGCAGCAAGCGCAGCAGTGGCCGCAGGGGCGACGGTTTACGCCGTCATGACCGGCGGCATTAAGCCGGGCATGGAAGCCGATGCAGTCCAAGTGTTCGGCACTTGGGTTGTCGACAACATAAGCGCCGCAAACCAGGAAGGTTGGCCCGCCGGGGTTGATCAGCCGTTTGTCCAGTAAACGCCAGAGGCACACATGAAGCGATCTATCACCCTGACCAAAAAAGAGATTGATGAGGCCTTGGCCGACTATGTGGAGAAGAATGCGGGGTTCCGGCCCGGCTCGATACGCCTGGTTCACATGCCGGGGGATCGCCCCTTTGACGCCGACTACTGGTCGGCCACCGCAACCGAACCCAGAAACCGCCTGGAGGAACCATGCCAAGAACAGCAGAACGAACAACCCGTGTCGATGATGACAAAATCGAAGTCATCGACAACTACTCCGGAATGACGCGTGACACCGTGATCCTCGCACGAGAGGCCGCACACCGGATGGTGGTAGATGGGCTGCGCAGCATCGAAATGATCCAGACAGGGAAGGACTATCACATCGAGGTCCGATCCCGCCGCTGACCTCTCGGATGGAGAGCAACGCTCGTGGAAAGGCATGGGAGTGAGACCGCGGTCTCACCCCATGACATCAAATAAAGAGCCCTACAGAATGGTTGACAGAGCTCTAAGAATCTCAATAGATGAATGCAGTGTCGAAAAAAACCAAAACCAGAGCAGGAATAGACACCCATGGATTTAATGAGCCCGATTGAAGATGGCAGGCCTGAAGACTTGACCCTTCAAATGTCTGAACGCTTGAAGACCGCAATGCACGGGCACTTGCTGCAAGCATACGCGCCAGACAACACAAAAGATATGCGTTTGTTCTCAGCCCCAGAGGCCGCCTTGCTGCTTGGGACCAGCCCTCAGTTTTTGCGCAAATGCCATTCAGACGGAACTTTACCTGACCCCCAACAGATCAGAGGAACGCGCCGCTATTATAGCGCGGCAGAGATTTGGGGTTACCGTCAGCCGCTAGAAGACAAGTCTAACTCAAAAGGCCGATACCTGCCATGGCGTAGAGACGGGGAAACTCTGCAAGTCTGGCAGATGATGAACTTTAAGGGTGGGTGCTCAAAGACCACAGCAACCATTCACGCCGCCCACTATCTCGCGCTGCATGGCTTTCGCGTTCTGTTGATTGACATGGACCCGCAGGGCTCATTGACTGGGATGTGTGGCATTGATCCGCAGACCGAATTCAATGGGCGGACAATTTACAACGCTCTGACCAACGAACAAGATCACCTCCACATGTCCGAGGTGGTACAGCCTACCTTTCTTGCAGGCCTTAGCATTGCACCTGCCAATCTGATGCTCAGCGAATTCAAGATGGAAGCGCGACGGGGTCAACAGTTTGTGCCCCGACTTCAAAGCGCCATTTCCGAGGTTCAAGGTGATTTCGATATTGTTCTTATCGACAGTCCACCTGAACTGGATATTCTGACTTTGACCGGCATGGCAGCGGCAACATCTCTGTTGGTCCCCATGACCCCATCAATGATGGACATGGCATCGACCGCGCTCTTCCTCGAAATGACCAGCTCCTATATGACCAGCCTAGCAGACGCGGGAATAAACCTGGACTATGATTACATCCGGTTTCTTGTCACACGCGACGAACCGAACGATGGCCCGGCTCAACAGCTGGTCGGTTTCCTGAGAACCCTTTTTGGCGATCGGGTAATGACCGCGACAAGCTATAAGTCCACAGCAGTCTCGGACGCTACGATGCTGAAGCAAAGCATTTATGAGCTGAACCGCTCTGAAATCAACCGAGACACTTACGATAGAGCTCGCAGCAGTATGGACGCCGTCGGCGCAGAGTTGCGCAGCATGATTGAAACCGCGTGGGGTAGAGTTTGATGGCTCGCAACCGACTTAATGCATATGATGCGCTGGCGGCAGGGCAGGGGGCTAAGCCTAAGACCCATTTCCCAGTTCTTGATGTCCTTGAGAGCTCTCTTTCAGCTATTCGTGACATTGATCCTGAGCTGATTGATGACTGGGGACCAGTCGACCGCATGGGAGAGGGTGAGACCGCGGTCTCACCCGCAGCAGGCGACAACACCTTTGAAAGCCTGAAGAACAATATTGCCGCCATTGGGCAACAAGTGCCCATCCTTGTGCGACCCAGCACAAATCACAAAGAACGTTTCGAAATCATCTTTGGGCGCAGGCGGTGGCGTGCATGTCGCGAACTTGGCATCGCAGTAAAGGCGAATGTTCAAGCGCTCGATGATCAAACGGCGTTACTCGCAAAAGCCGTTGAAAACGCCAACCGGCGAGAATTGAGCTTCTATGAGAAAGCCCTTTTTGCCGATGGCATTGCAAAACAATACAGCACAGCGAATGAGATTGGCGAAGCTCTCGGAGTGTCGCGTCATACCGTACAGCACCTGAAGAAAGTCACATCTGCCGTGCCCAAAGAGGTTGGATATTTGATCGGCCCAGCACCAAACAGGGGGCGGCGGCAGTGGTTCCAGCTTGTAGAGGCGTTCACGAATGGCGGCGCCACAAAACAACGTGCGATGGCGTTTCTAGAAAGCGTTGGCGAACTGACTTCAGATGAAAGGCTTGACGCGCTGATTTCTGAACTAGCCGCTAAGGCTAAGCCTCAGAGTGCGTCACGAGAACCAATAAAAGGCGTAACTGTTAAAGCAGGGCAGGGGGTCTCTATGAAGGTTTCTAAAGGACCATTCGCTGACTGGCTGAATGATCACCTGGACGACCTACTGACCCGCGCACACGAAGAATTCAAGGCAACGAGCAACACGGAGGACTAGGCAAAGGAAAACCCTCACCAGCGGAGCTGATGAGGGGGGGAAAAAACATCACAAAAGTGCTGCTGTTCTCGATTTGCACCTAGGACCGTAGCAGCCCCCCTTAAATCGCACAATACCAAAACGCCCGCGGGTGAATGGTCGGTCTTTGTCAAATTGAGACATGACACATCTGACAAAATGGAATCTCTTGAGAGCAGTCGAGGAAGCCCGCGAGCCGCTGGCCCTCAAAGCCAACGCCCTGAACATCCTGAGGACACTGGTTTCGTTCATTCCCGGCGACACCATCGCAGCTGCACCGGACCAGCATATTTGCTTCGCGTCGAACGAAACCCTTGCGGGCAGGGCGCACGTCAGCGTCAAAACCGTTGAACGCCATATCTCAGCGCTGGTCGAGGCCGGACTGATCAAGAGGGCAAGCGCGCTAAATGGCAAACGCTGGGCTCGCAGAGACGGGCAGGGCAGGGCAGTTGTTATCTCCGGCCTATCTCTCGCACCGTTGTTGCAGCGCCATCAGGAGATCAAACGCCTGGCTGAGGAGCATGCAAAGATCATCGATCGACTGCACCAGCTCAAAGATCAATGCCGCGTCTTGCTTGGACAGATCCGTCAGATTCCTGAGCTGATCAACCGCGCACGAAACATCCTGCGCCGTCGCCCAGACGAACAAACCCTGATCTGCCTTTTGAAAGACTTGACGGACAATTTGAGGGACAGCGACGGAGAAATCGAGGGGCACAAAGAACCCATCTCTATTCCTGAAGTAGGTCAAAGCGACATCGAAGAAGCATTCCCGCGCCTATGCGCAGAGTTGAGAACGTCGCGCAGCAACGAAGAATGCCAGGAGAGAATGGACGACATCGCCCGGCAGGTAGGTCTTGGCACCATTTGGGCCAAAGCCCGCCAGACAGGCCCACAGGTCGCGTTTATGTTGCTTGGCTATGTGCTGCAAAGGATTGAGCGGATCGACCATCCTAGCGCTTATATGGGCTCTCTTATCCAGAAACTGAAACTGGGAAGCATGACACCCAATCAGCTTTTGGGTTCCAACCTGTAAGCAAGGTTATGTTGAATGATGCTACACATCGCCCAATGGCTCAGTCTTCCAGATCCGCTTCCAGCCTGCGGGCCGACGAACCACAATCTGCCCGATGTCACCCGGATGCGGAGAGCGGCACGTGATCGACACAAATTCCGCCGTTCCGCATTTCGAGCATTGGAACGGCGGGATATGCACTGGATGCTTATCGCCAATGACCTCTGCCAGATCCTTGGCGAAATAGTGGACACAGCGCCGACAGACAGCGCAACGCAGCACAACGAGCTGACCGTCGCGGGCAGCATCTCCAATTGTGCGGAACGGCTTCGCAGGGTGCGCTCTGATTGGTGGCGTAGTCGCAGGCATACAGCACCATAGTGAGAACAAAAGGAAAACGTAAGCGCCAGATTGCGAAATGTGAGTGTGTAATTAATTACACACAACGTTGACGGATGTGCGTTATGTGTGTATATACGTACACATGATTGAGCGTAGCAGTAAGAAGATCATCAAACGGCTAGAAAGCGAAGGCTTCACGAAAGTTTCCCAAAACGGATCGCATGTGAAGCTTCGGAAAGACGGCAGGACAGTGATCGTTCCACATCCAAAGCGGGATCTACCAACTGGTACAGCCCGCGCCATAGCAAAGGATGCGGGCTGGATTTAATCCGGCCCGCGCCCAACTCAAAAGATAACGCGCTCAATAAGACCAAACAAAAGAACCACAAGAACCACAAGCAACGCTCTCTTTGAAAAAACAGCAACGTTACCAACGAGAGCCAGGAGTAGAACATGCAATTCATCGCAGTGGTACACCACGAAGAAGGGAGCGCTTATGGCGTTCACTTTCCGGATGTACCCGGCTGCTATGCAGCTGCGGACAACCCCGGAGATATCTTGAAAAGCGCAATCGCGGCGCTAGACGACTACTTTGCAGATGGCCATGAAGTGCCAGAGGCTCGCGACATTGAAGTAATTCGCAAGGAAGCAGAAGAAGACCTGAAAGAAGGAGCATATCTTATGATGGTTCCTCACATTCCCCGACCAACCAAGGTGGAGCGTGTGAATGTAACTTTCGACCGAGGCCTACTTGCGGCAATTGACCAATCAGTTGAGCTCATGGGCCTCAAAAATCGATCCGCTTGGCTGGCAATGGCCGCAAAGAAAGAGATCGAGCAAGAACACAGCGCAGCATAAAAAAAGGCCCCGGATCTCCGGGGCCTTTTAATTGACGTGACGCTCAGCGCGCCAAACAGCCACAGAGGGCATTGCGCTAGTTCGAAATATTCACGGAACCTGCAGCGGCGCTGTTGCATGCCAAACTTGCGTTTTCACCGTCTACCCTGACATGCATCACCTGTCCGGAGCGCAGACGCACATAGTACGGTTCGTATCCGACATAGCCCCCAAAAGAATTTTTCGCGTTCAGCACACCGCAGACAACCAAATCGCCATTCTCAAGACGGTACGCCTGATAACCAGGCTTGAATTTTGCACTGTCCGGATCCTTTAGAACGTCCTTTGCAGCAGCCTTTGCCGTGTTCAACGCCGATGGCGGCACAGAGGCAAGCGGAGTAGACCCTACTTGCATACAACCGGCCAAAACTGCCAAACAGGCCAACAACCCGTATAAAATTCTCATTCACCTCTCCAAATCCAACATAGTTCCTCTTAATCTCGGCCCTCGGCGCAACCATAAGGGCAGAGAATAGATGCACCGAACAAGATCAATGCACAACCAAAAGGCGTAGTTCTCTATTGCGGCCCAACCAACTCGCCCAAGCGCCGGAGCTTGTCTGCGTTGCAACCGGCGGTGAACTTCCAGCCGAGCGCAAGCTCTGCAAAACCTCCCTCAGTTCGCGGCCCTTTCGTCGGTTCAGGACAGGGGGTCACCAGATGGCCCGGAACTTCGCGATCGATGTAGACTGGATCTGGGGCGAACCAGCTACAGCCCGTCAAAGACATCGCCAAGAAAATCAGACAAAGGCGCATCGTATCCCTCCTTTCCGCGCAGGTTTTGCAGCTGAGTTTCGAGCCCACGCTGATCGGCCTGCATGCGATCGATGTGGGCTTTTAGAACGGCTTTGTCCTGGTGCGCGTTTTCGAGCTGGCGCGCCTGGACAGAGAGGCGGCGATTTGCTGCGGCCACCTGATCCTGCAGCGCGTCATTTCGCCAGCTCAGGTAAACTGCCACGCCCCCGCAAACGATCGCGAGGAGCAAGGCCCCAATGGCAATGAACCGCATCACGCTGCAGCCCGCACATCAGGCAGGCGCTCAGAGATCATCGCGCGGATGCGATCGCCAACCACCAGCGGGTCACCGGGCTTGCTCATACCGGGGAGCCACGTGATATCCCACTTGAACCGCTGACGGACCCCAAAGACCGTCTGTATCTCCGCGTGGGATGGCATGCTGTATCGCGTGACCGGGATCCAGTATTTGACGCTGTACTCTGCCGCCCACTTGCAGAACTCATCGAGCTGGCGCGGGGTTATTGGCGCCGATCCTCGATCGAAAGGAACCTCTCGCGCCCCCGCCATCGCATCCATGCAGTGCCCGATTGCGCCGGTGTTGAAGTTGAGCGTGTGGGATGCTGCCGCACCGACCGCATACCGCGCCTGCGCCTCTGCCGGGAACTCTCCATAAACCCGCTCGCCCTCATGGGTCACAAGCGAATTATAGGCAGTGCGCTCCATAGCGATCACACCCCGCGCACCGGCGGACCAGTGCAGGTGAACGCGGTGCAACCCGGTCGGATGAAACAGGGACGCCACCTCGCGGCCACCGACTTCCTCAAGAGCAGCGTCCAAGGCCCGCCGGGTGCGCTTGCCGAATATACCGTCAATCGGCCCCGGATGATGGCCCAGTGCAGCGCAGCGGGCTTGAACGTCTCGTTTGGTGAAATTCATTTTTCTCCCTCCTCATAGGGAACACGGGCCGCTGCGCGCACGAGCTGCATCAGCAGGCGGCCAACAGCGGGGGCCTCAATTCCAAGAGCCAGCAAACCCGGCACCAGGTAGGCCCAAAGCGGGGGATCTTTGGCCATCACATCGAAGGCGAAATCGGCCACAAAGAGCGCGATAATCGATAGGACGGAGACAGCCCGGATCCACGAAAATTTGCGATTGTCCTCAGGCATGACCACTCCAGCGAACAACGAGCCAACACAGCAAGAAAACCGCACTGCCCGCGAGACTGCTGGGGGCCATGCAGACTGCCAGCATCAGCGGGACCGTTGCGTGATAGAGATCTTGCCGGTTGCGGGGGTTTCTCAAAAAGCGGGTAAGTCGATGGGCCATTGCCTGAACCTCCGAGCGCTACCGCGCCTCAGCCCTTACGGGCCAAGCGGTGATTGTGGATCGCAACCACGCCGGTCAGGACAGCGACAGACCAAATGCCCAGGACAGATCCGACGTGAACCAACCAGAAGACAATCGCGACAGAGGCTGCGGCCTTGATCAGCAGGCCCATGTGGAGCCCGAAGCGGTCAAACAGCGCGCGCATGACCGGATTGGCCTCCCGCGCACCTGGGCGGGCAAGAGCGCGCTTGGTGGTGACGATATCTGCCAGTTGGGCAAGGGCGAAAAACAGAATGGCGAGTTTCATGTGAGGCTCCTATCGCTCTGGAGAATGCACCGTGCGCCCACGCCGATTTGCGCGGCGGCTCATCGAGCGCCACGGTGCAAAGCTGAATTGTGGGAAAGTTGGGGAGGCCGCTTAGGCCGGGATCTGCCACCCCTGGGCGGGATCGATCAGGTTCAGGTTTGCGAGATCTGTTGCAGCGGCAATGGCCGCTTCATGGGCATGCAGGTTTGCGGTCATGGCACCGTAGACGGCCTGATACTGCGCGCGCTTGGTCATGACGGTCTGAGCCATTTCAGCAGGCGTCTTGCCGCGCGGTGCCGCGAGTGTTTCGATGAGCTGGTTTTGCCCACCTGCAAGCACCTCCTTTGCTGCCTCGATCTGTTCAGGCCAACCCTCGCGTTCTTCCAGAGGATAGGCTGCAGAGATCACCGACATGGCCGCGCTATAGTGGTCGCGGATGAGCCCGCGCAGTTCATCACGGCGGCGCTCGAATGCGTCCTGCACTTCTTCCGCCGAAAGATCGACAATCTCCCAGCCCAGAACCCATTCATCGGCAACGAGACTGGGGAGTGCTGCAAGAACAGCCTTTTCCGCCGGTCCAACGTCAGGGCGATCTGCCTGACGGACGGCGACAACCTCGCCAGATGGGCAAGTGAACGGGAGCGACACTTGCGGGGGAAAGCTGAACTTGGGGTGATCCGAACGCATTTTCGCAATGCTGTAAGGGAATTGCGCAACATCGCCATTGTAAATGAGAGCTTGCATTTCTGCCTCCTATGGAACGTCAGGTGAGGCCCCGACGGAATTGAACTGAAGTGGATCACCAACGGCCTCTTCGATGGGGTCACCCTGCGGTCCGACACCCACAAGGAACATCGTGTTTGCATCGGCCCGGTAGTTAGGATCGGGCGTGAAATCAGCCGTGTAGCGGGCGATATTTGAGACGCGTGGGCGGAACATGAGGCCGTTGAAATGCTGATTTTGAGGCGTTGTAGCACCATCCACCAGCGATGCGCCGACGACGATGTCCGGATCAGTCGGATTATTTCCATCGTTTCCGGAGCTCGCAACATTTACTCCATCGAGATACAGATACACCGAACCACCAAAGCGGACACAGGCAACATGCTGCCAAACATCTGTTTGCACCGAACCGCCCGCGACACGCTCTGAACCCTGATAGAACGCCAATCGGCCATTGCTCAAATACAGGCTCCCTCCTCTCGACTCATAGTTCTTGCCGACAATATTGATGTAGCTGGGCCCAACGGCTGATGGTTTTATCCAAGCCTCATAGGTATAGTTCGTCAGCCCCGTTGTGCCTGGTACCACCAAGTCAACAATCCATGCTGACCCCGTAAAGTTGAGGCTTTGCCTCCCCGCTCCGGTGCCGAGCAGCAGCTTCTGATAAGCTAAACTCATGCCACACCCTCTTGAACGAGACTGAGGGTGTAGTTTGTGCCGTCCTCACACTCCAGGACGTAGACGTTGGTCTGGCCGCTTGCCGGAGCAGACGGTGCCTGCCCGCCTGGGAACTGCAAATTTGGGATGCCACTCCAGTCAAGAGCATGATCGCCATTGGCCTTCACGCGTATCAGGGCAGACCGCCCAGCAGATCCGTTCGCGACGGTGAAAGCCGTATTTCCAGACGTGTTGATATAGAAGCGGGTCGCCCGCGAAAAATCAATTTCCGCGTTGAACGTATAGATTTGGCGACGAGTTTCCGTAACACCCTTTAGAATGACCTGGCCGGAGAACGTGCCGCCAGACTTCGGCATAGCAGCGTCAGCCTTGGCGCCCTGCAAGGACGTCGCTTTTCCATCCAACGCACCTGACAAGCCAGTGACGTCCGCAATACCATGCGAGTGGCCTGAAGATGCCTTTGCATCGAGAGCGCCCTGCAGTCCCGTGACATCTGCAATTGCGTGGGAATGACCTTCCACTGATCCCTCATCGCCCTTTTCGGCAAGGATCATCCAAGGTGCAGATGGAGGCGCAACGCCCGTAAGCCCATCCTGCAGGCACAGGTAAGACGAACCACTGGCCTCTGCGATGTGCAGCTTCTGATATGTCGCCTGAGGATCGAATGGACCACGCGCGACCAGTGTTGCGGTCCCCGCAGACGCCCCACTGACGACACCACCTAGATCAACGGAAAGACCCGCATCAACGGCACTGCCGACGAGCTTATCACCTGCGGAAAGCATGATGGGCTTCGGATGCGTGTAGGGGGCATTCAGGGCAACGGAGAGACCGGCCAACAGCGGCACCGTTTGACCGCTGGCCTGACGGAACACCGATAGAGACAACCGCCCAGTCGATACAGGCGCAAAGGCGTTGATCGTTGAAAGGGTCACCTTGAGATCAGCCGGGCAAACATAGAGGTCGACCTGCGGTCCGCCAGCCAGCAATGAGACCGTGTTGTTGATGAAGGACATTCGTCAGCTCCCGAAAACAATGGCCATTGCGACAGGGTCGACTACCTCAGGCCGGTTGATGAGATCGTTGTAATCGCCAGTCGTTGCGACCGGCTGCAAACCGAGATCGTTCTGTGCATCAGCCAAGGCTTGCAGGGCCTCTGTGCGTGCAGTTTCGGCTGCAGCACTGGAAATCGCGGCGGCGTCGCGCGCGGTCTCAGCCTGATCGCGCAAACCCGAAACACTGGTTTCAACGTCCTGCACAGAGAGCAAAGCAGCCTGCGCCCCATCGCGGGCCATCTCAGATGCCCCCTGGGCCGCCAGCGCTGCCCCGGCGCTGGTGGCTGCAGCGGTTTCACTGTCAGCCGCGGTTAGCGCTGCGGCCTGCGCGGCATCGCGAGCGGCCTCCGCAGCCGCCTGCGCTGCGATTGCTGCAAGCTTGGCATCGACCGCCTGCTGGGCAGAACTGGCGGCGCTCGCAGAGGGGGCTTCCCATTCCGCCCCGTTCCAGAACCGGGAGCCGCCGCTTGCGGTGTTCCAATACACGGCCCCAACCTGCAACGGGTCGCCGTCATTATCGGTTGCGGGATCGCTCGCCTTTGCTCCGAGATAGCGATCATCGAAGGTGTCGAAGATCTGCGCCACAGCGGCGCGGTCAGCGGCCACCTGAGCGGCAGACGCCTCCGCACTGACCTTGGCGGCATCCGCATCCGTTTGGGCTGTCTCCGCCGCGCTCTGCGCAGCCTGAGCCCCATCGCGGGCCGCTGCAGTTGCAGCAACAGCGCCGCCTGATAGCACATCAAGGAACTGATCAAACGTGCCCGTGTTGCCCTGGGCAAGCCATTGATCATAGACGCTGGGGCCGGTGTCGCCGCGATCTCCCTTGTCGCCCTTCAGCGACAGCAGGAAATCAGCAACAGTTCCTGCATTCCCCTCATCGAGCCAGAGCTGATAGGCCGTCACGCTGAAATTCGAGAACACCGAAGTCCAAGCCTCACGCGAATTGGTGATCTCTGCGATCATCTTGTTGATGTCTTCGACCAGCTTCTGCGTCAGCCCCTGCGTTGGCAGGATGGCATATGCCAAGCCGCTGGCGGTTTGGGTGTTGATGGGCTTTGCCGCGCGCAGCTCTGTTGAGCTGACCACGGCTGCGATCTCCACCAAGCCCGGCACCCCTTCGATCATCATCGCCCAGCCGGGCTGCTGATTGATCCAGTTGGTGCCAGCGCCCTGGACAGAGGTGCTGCCCTGAGTGATCGCGGCTGTACCTGTTGAATACCAAGCCATCTGTTATCCTTTGCTCGGAGGTTGGGGCCACTCGACGCGCTCCACGTCGGTGATGCTTTTGGGAAGATCCCGCAGCTTCCTGCGGTAGGCTTGCCATGCTCTTTGGAAAGCCCGGCGCGACTTCCACCGGCTGCGGTCGACAGGAACGTCAGGCATCTGCGTCCAGTCCGATCGAGCCAACAGCCTGTCACGCTTTTGCCGGATCTCATTCATTGCGCGGTCAACATCGATCGGCGGGGTGAAAGGCACCAGCCGACCGTCACGGACACGGACCCGCGAGAGATCCCGCAGAGAGGCCAGTTCAGCCTCCCCCGCGAGATCCAGAGCAAGGGTTTTCTCCCCCGGCTCCAATTGCCCACCGATTGCTTCAGCCGGGCAGACGGTGATCTGTCTGATTTCGCCAGTGTCATTGCGGTAGATCGCAAATCGCTTTGGCTTTTTGTGGCGGTTCTCGCTCATCTCTGCCTCTGCAAAATGATCATGTCACAGCGACGAACAACGCGGCCCAATGGATAGGCCGTGATCCATCGAGTGATCCCCGGATTGATGGTTGTCGTGACGACTTCGGTGTTTTTGTCTTCTGCAACCTCACCGCCGCCGGAGCTGCTGTCTCCGGCCAAAGACAAGAGGTTATTCTTCCCGCCTGCGGTCTGCTCTTTGTAGATCTCCACACCCGCAAACAGAGAGCTTGAGCCCCCATCATCGAGACAGTCATAGAGGACGATGATGATCAGCGTGATCGGCTCATCATGGGTGTTGTTGATCTGGATCCGCTTATAGCCAGTGCCCCCAGTCGCCTCATAAAAGGTCGTGGCGGCATTCTCCGCGATCTGCCGGGTGTCGACCGCCTTGCCCTTGATGTGCAGGGTGTCGACTGCGAGGGCTTTGATCTTGGCACCTTGGATCGAGGCATCCTTGATCACCGCATCGCGAAGGTAGACCTTGCCCCCGGAGATCAGGAAGGGCGACATCGCCGCACCACCGGAGCTACTGGCAATCACAAAGCGATCTGCCTGCACCGTGAAGGTGGTGGTAACAGATCCGTTGATCAACTCCGACACCAAGCCAAAGCCGGTCACGACGCCGTTGTTGTTGACCTGGACCCCATAAGTGCCCGTGATCCCATCTACCGACGATTGCACCTGACTGACGGTCGTGGTGAGCGTGTCAACGCTGCTGGTGACCGAGGTCGTTGCAGCCGAGATGGCCGAGTCTGTCTGAGCGATCGTGTAGTAATCAGCGCTCAGTGTGGCGGACACCCCGGAGATCTCGCTCTGCAGTGCAGTTCGAGCCGCAGAGATCGCGGAGTTGACCTGCGAGATCGTGTAGTAGCTGGTCGACAACGTGGCCGACACACCGGCGATCTGGGCGGACAAGCTGGTTTGCAGCGTTGCGAGAGCTGCGTCCTGCGTTGCAGCCGTGACATAGTTCTGCACCAGCTCAGCGCGAACCCCCTCAACCTCAGATGAAAGCGCCTCAGTCTTTTCATCAACCACACCCTCTACACGGGCCGTCTCCAAGAAACCGGCAACCCGGTTTTCAAGATCCACCTCAGAGAGCTTTTCCAGCGCATAGGTCATATTGCCGGTGAAACTGTTCACCGCAGAGATCGCGACGCCATCAACATACTGCCAGACCTCATCTGACAGATCGTCTGGCCCAACCCGCACCTCGTTGGTGCTGACCTCATACCAAGCCGACCAATCAACATTGACCTCATCCGCCACCCGTAGGCTCACAAAGTACGTGTGCCCCGGCAGGATGCCTTGTGTGATGAGAAAGGCGTCACCCACATCCATGGCAACACCATCCGCCACGCGGACGCCGGTGAAGTCAAAGACCCGCCATTCAACACCCTCCACACTGGGGATCTGCGAAACCTCGATCGCGGCACGGCGCGGCTTCCCATCGCTGTCCAGAATATCGACCGGGGCAACACGCACACCGTTCAAGATGTACAGCACCGGCGGGGTCAAACGGACCCCGCCATCTGGCACCGGCAATTCGTCATCCGTTGACCAACTATGGTCTGACGGGTCGACCTCTCGCAATTCAACGGAGGCCAACAGATCGTGCGGGTGGATTACCTTTTTCTCGATCGAGAAATGCTTGCCGTCATATTGGTTGTGTTCAGAGGTCCACGAAACCACCGACAGAGGCGGGAGGTGTGCAAAGTCCGGCGGCAGCGTGAAGCTGTGCAAGACGTCGCGCTGTGCGTCCTCAACATAAGCCTTCCCGACACGCTGCACCTGAAGCGGGAACGGGCATGCCGAGAGAGAGATATCCTGCGACAGCCTGCGACCCTCATGCTGGGCCTCAAGCTCTGGGCGTAGAATACGCTCAGCCTCACTGACCTCCCAAGCGATGGCTGGGTTAGGGAATTTGAGGGTCAGGCTGTTCATGCTGTCAGCCAAGCCTGCAAACGGCGTCAGCGACATCGGCGCATCAACAATCAGATCATCGTCTGTCAGGAAGGCAGAAGGAACCGGCGGCGCACCCATGCGGACATACCAAGTCCCACCTTCTTCAGCGAGATCGCCCGTGCAGGCATCCATCAGGCGCTCAAGAACCTCGGCAGGCTCATTCTCGCCAATGCGGACCTCAAAGCCCCCGCGAAACTGCCGCTCACTCTCGCCATCCTTGGTTTCGATCAGCCGGTCAGCCTCATTCATGGCAGCGGCCCAAACCGACAGAGGCAGATCATCAAGGCTGGCCTCACCGCCCCATCGCGATCCGTCCGGCAGGTTGAACCCGCGCAGGACAGAATACGCCAGCAAGGCAAGGTTGTCTGACTGCCCAACACTGCCATCGCGCGGGTCCAGGAGCGGCACCCCGCGCATGCCAAAGCGCATGCGGGGAAGGCCAGAGAATACCTTGTTGTCAAACTCGAACTCGACAATCACATAGCAGCGGCCCCGGCCCACCATTTCAGCGGTCCAGGGAAAATCCGGATCGGCGCCGTAATTGCTCTGCATCATCACCGGGGCTTTGGTTTGCGAGCCGTCAAAATATGTGACTGTCACCAGCCCCTTGAAGCTGTCTTCCTTGGAGGAAACGGTTTCACCGTGCTTGATCTTTCCGTCCAGCTCCAGCTTTTCGCCGTTCACGAAGACCTCTTCCAGCGAGTGACCAGGCATGCCCGCCAGATCGATCACATAGGTCAGGATCTTGAGCCGATCCCCGCGCGAGAGCGGAGGGCAAACCCACGTGCCGGCAGTCCCGTAGTAGCCGAGAATAAAGCTTTCAGAATTGGTGCCCCCGGTCAGGGTCACTTCTGTTTGGATGCCGGAGTTTTCGCGCTGAGCGCGGCGCATTTTGGCCTTGGCAATCATGCTCATGGCCGAGCCGATTGCGAGCTGGAGCAGTGCAGACCCCACCACGCCAAGCGTCCCCACAAACGCGGCAACAGCTTGGAACGCAGCAATCACGGGGGCAGCGTCGGCTGGGCCTGACGACGCCAGCAGGAACATCAGCGCCGCAAGAAATAGGTGCTTCATACCCGAAACCCTTTCAGACCAGCTTCCAAAGAAACGCGACCAAGACCGTCCCGCTGCAGGACATAGATCGACGGCCCCTGCACAACGCCAAGCGCGTCCTCTCCCCCCTCGCCCTCGACCAGGGCGAGATCTCCAACCCCGGCCATCAACGGCGGGATCTCCGCGAAATGCCGCACCACCAGACCTGCGAGATCGGCAACGCCCTCAGCGCGCAGCATTTCCATGCCTTCAGCTACTGTGCGGTAGCGGCCGGCATATGCTGCGGCGAGGTCAATGCCTGTCATTGCCTTGACGGCACCGGCAGCAAACAGGGCGCAGTCATGAGAACCCGGCCGGAATTTCTGGCGAGAGACAGAGGCCAAATAGGCGCAAAGGTTTGGCCGCCACTGAGGGTGGCGCTTCAGTGAATGGGGCATTCCCACCTCAATTTTTGGAGGATGGATTAGGAAGAGGGGCGGTGACGCGCGCGCCCCCAGAAGACCGGGACCGATCCTGAGACATCAGCGTATTGGAAGAACTTATCGTCTGAGCGTTTCGACTGGGCCGCGTGGGATTTCAGGACGGGCGTTGTTCGGGTCAACAGCCGAGCGTTTGAAACTAGATTGAGCTTGGTCAAAGCCTGGCCACCGGCGGCGCCGATCTCTTCTGGCGCACCGTCAACAACCCCGCTGAAAACACGATGCAGGCCAAGCTGCGCCCCTGTCTCAGGGTCGAAGAGGACAACGTAAATCTTCACGGGTGCAAAGCGGACATCGCGCCCCCGCACCAAAGCCCGCACCTCAGGCGAGAAGGCCGCAAGATCGAGGCTGTAGTTTTGGATCACAACACCCGCCTCAGACGTGAAGGCTTTTAGCTGCTGAATATTGCCAGCCCCAAAGAAGGCGCGGCTCTCGCCAGCCACCTCAAAGGTCTGATGATCCCGACCATCCCAGATCCCAAGCGGCATGGGGTCACCGGTCAGATGC